TGGCATTTAGCAACTTGCCGCGCCTTGTGGTGAGTGAGAACGGCAGCACCGACGAAACGCTGGACGACATTCTTAGCCCGATCCCCGGCGCGCCCATTCGCGTGCGGGATGCATCGGCTGTGCAGGCGTTGCAGAACAGCTTCAACGTAGGCCAATCGCTTAGCGTGCTGGAATGGGCAACCGGCGAAGGCGAAAAGCGCACTGGCATCACGGCTATGAACCAAGGCTTGGACGCGGACGCGATCAACAAGACCGCAATGGGCACCGCGATGATGCAGGCTGCGGGCCAGCAGATCGAGGAAGCCGTTGCGCGCCAGATGGCCGAGGCGTTCGGTCGTCTGTGCATGAAGATTTACCGCATGATGCGCGATGCGTCGGAACCCTTCACCATCCGCGTTGACGGGGAGGCGCGGCAGATTGACCCGTCGCAATGGCCGGATAAGATGCACATTCGCCCGCGTGTCGGCTTGGGGACGGGCAGCAAGGAAAAGCGCATTCAAGCACGGATGGCGCTGTATCAGCCGATGACGCTGGCAATCGAGCAAGGCTTGGCTGGCCCTGAGCACGCCTTCAAGTGGATGGATGGCGTAGCGCGGGACACTGGCATCGGTCAGGGTGACGACTTCATGTTCAACCCCGAGCAGATGGCGGAAAAGCAGGCGCAGGAAGGCCCGGAGCAAGATCCTGAGATGGTCAAGGTCGAGCAGGAAATGGCCCTGAAGCGCGAGCAGGCGCAGTTTGATGCCGAGATGCGGGTGTTTGAGATGGAGCGCCGCATGGAATTGGAAGCGGCCAAGATCAGCGGGCAGTTGGACTTGGCGCAGTTTAAGGCCGAGACCGAAGCGCGGCTTGCTGTGATGAAGGCGAGCATTGAGGCGCGTCTGAAGGTTGATATGGCTGACAATCGCGCCGGGGGCAGGCTGGATGCGTAATCTGGCGGTGAAGCTTGTCCTGTGGCTGTGCGACCGTTTCGACATTGTGCCGCTTGACGAAGCGCGCCGGTTTGCATCGCCTGATGCGGTGGCACGCGGCCAGCGTTGGGAAGCGTTCTATCACGAGGAAGGCGGGCTTGCCGACATGATCGCGGCGCTGCGGCGTGAGGCGTTTGAGGCGGCGGCTGAACTCGATCCGCGCGACACCGACAAGATTTACTACTGGGCAACCGCTGACCGCAACCTGCGCCGTTTGGAGCAGAAGGTGCGCGGCGTTGTGCAGAACGGCAAGATTGCAGCCAAGCAAGCCGGACACGTTGACGCGGGAATGCCGCGCAAGAGCGTTTAAGCCGCCCCTAGTGGGCAAACCACCACGTCGTGAGACGTTAACCAAGGAATAAAACTCATGGCCCATTCGAGCTTTGGTTCGGAAGCCGCGAGCGTTCCTGTCAGCATGGCAGAGAAGGCGGCGGCGTTTGAACAGGAATTGTTCGCGGACGGAAACCCGTTCGAGGACGAAGAAGAACCTACCGGCGAAGAACCTGAAGACAGCGACGATTACGAAGCTGACGATGGGGACGAAGTCGAGGGCGAGGATGACGAAGGCGAGGAACCGGATGAACCGGCCATCCCTCCGCCTGTCAGCCTCAATGCGGAGGAAAAAGAGGTCTTTGCGCAGCTTCCCTCGGAAGCCCAGCAGGCATGGGCCGCAAGTGAAACCCGCCGCAACCAGCAGGTGCAGGAAGCCACCACCCGCGCATCCGAGGCCCAGCGAGTAGCAGAAGCGAAAGCAGCCCAAGCCAATGCGCAGGCCGAAGCCGTGTTTGCCGAACAACTGAAGGCAGTCGTGGGCGCATTTGCCCCCGCCGAGCCTGACCCCGCTAATTACGGGGACATTCGCGCATATCAGCACGCCAAGGCCAATTACGATTACGCCAAAGCCCAGCACGACCAATTCGCGCAGCAAGTAGCGACAATCGGACACGAGACGCCCGAAGCCAAGGCAGCACGCATCCAAGCGCGCGACCAGCAGCTTTTGACCATCCCTGAAATTGCCGATCCGGCAACCCGTGACGCCTATATCAAAACCGCCTTTTCGGTGGCTGCTGATCTGGGTTACGACCAATCGGACTTGGCCGAAAACATGGATGCGGGCGATCTTAAAGCTCTCGCTCAAGCCGCCCAATGGAAGGCTGACAGCGAAGAGTTGGCACGTATTCGTGCAAAGTCGAATGATCGTGTCCGTGACAAGAGCACGGGCAAGTTCAAGTCGATAAAGCCGGGTTCTGCGCCCCACGGTGATACGAGGCGCGGCAACACGGCCAAGTCGTTCGAGCGGTTGAAGTCAGTCAGGGGCGGCAAAGACCGCAACGCTGAGGCTGCCGCAATGGCCGATTACCTCGAACGCGCTGGTTATCTGTAAGTTTCACTCATCCCCGCTGTGAAGCGGTGACCCTCCCTTAGAAGGATTTTTCCTCATGGCTGTTCCCGCCAATACCATCCAGAACGTCGCACGTGTCGGCGTTCGGGAAGACCTCTCTGACAAGATTGCCGAACTGTTCCCGGACGAAACCCCGTTCATGAACGCCATCGGCACCTCGTCGGTTAACCACACCTACACCGAATGGCAGACCGACAGCCTTGTCGCTGCCAACGGTGCCAACGCCACCATCCAGGGTGACGATCTGGACAACGAAAACCGCCCGAACACCACCCGCGTCGGCACGCACACTCAGATTTTCAAGAAGGTCATCTCGGCCTCTTCGACTGTCGAGTGGACGAACAAGGCTGGTCGCCGTTCGGAACTGGCGCGTGAAACCATGAAGGCGGGGCGTGAAATTCGCCGCGACATGGAAACCCGCTTCTGCGCCAACTCGGCTTCGGTGGCTGCAACCGCTTCGGTGGCTGGCCAGACTGCCGGTGCGCTGGCGTGGCTGACCTCGAACGTGTCGCGTGGCGGTTCGGGTTCCAACGGCGGCTTCTCGGCGGGTATCGTTGCGGCTGCCACCAACGGCACCCAGCGCGCTTACACCGAAACGCTGCTGAAGACCGTGCTTCAGGCGGTCTGGAACAATGGCGGTAACCCGAAAATGGTTATCACCAACGGCACCCAGAAGATGGCTTCTGCTGCGTTCGCGGGCCTTGCACAGCAGCGCCGTGAAGCTGGCAACGAAAAGCTGACCATCGTGGCCGGTGCGGACGTTTACGTGTCGGACTTCGGTTCGGTGCAGTTCGTGCCTGACCGCTTCGCTTCGGCCCGTGATGCGCTGATTGTCGATCCCGAATATTGGGATATGGGCATCGGTGACGCTCTCAAGATTGTTCCGCTTGCCAAGACCGGCCTTGCAGAACGTCGCGGGATGTATGCGGAAGTCGCGCTGCGCTGCCTCAATCAGGCTGCGTCGGGCGTGGTTGCCGACCTCAGCTAAGCAATGTGGGCGGGGGCTTTCGGGTTCCCGCCCATTCCTTTTGAGGAACCAACATGACTGAACCGAAACGCGGACGGCCTCGCAAGGCCGAACAAACCGGCGCGCTCAAGGTCAAGGTCGCCGACGCGATCCATGACGGCGAAGGTGGGTTCCTGCCGGTTGGCGCAACGTTTGACGCTGCGGACGGCGAAAGCCTGAAGGCCAAGGGTCTGGCCGAGTGACTTGGGAAGTCATTGATGACGGCTCTTGGAACGGACTGCGCAAGTCAATCCGCTCCAACCCGCTTGATGATGACGCTGTCGAAGTCAAATACGAGGACGTGTCCGGCGGCGCGGTTATCGAAGAGAACAAGCGCGCTGACACCCACAAGGTCGGCAAAGACCTTTGGCACGTGGGCCACATCCCCGCGTCGGTCGGCATGAAATGGCTTGTCGAAGAGGGCGTGGATATTTGGTCGCCCGATCCTGAAATGAAGCAGCGTGTGATGCGCAAGCTCATGGATAGCGACTATCGGCATTTGGTTCCGGGGATGGCGAGGATACAGCTATGAGCAGCATTGCGTTCCCCACCGATCCCGAAAGCTATATCAGCAACATCACCCAGCTTATCGAAGAAATTCGGGATGAGATGGATGACAGCGGGTATCCGCTGGACAAGATTTACCGGGCCATTGGCCGCGCCGAAGCGATGTTCAATCGTCAAATCCGCGCGCCGCAGATGGAAACCGAAACCGACCTTGCTGTGACAGGCGAAGCGACCGACCTACCCGCAGACTTCATTGCGCTGCGCTCGGTGTATCAGGAAGGCTCGCCGGATAGCCCGCTGCGATCGATGTCGCCTGCTGGTCTGCGCAACCTGTATCTGGGGCGCTCAGGCACCCCGCAGGCATACGCAATCGAGAATATGCGGCTTGTGATTGGGCCGGTGGGCGATGCTTCCATCACCCTGCTTTACTACGCCAAGCTTACGCCTTTGACCGATAACAACCCGACGAACTGGCTGCTTCGGGACTACCCTGACCTGTATCTGCACCAGACGCTTGCGATCCTGTTTGGCAAGACGGGCGACCGCGACCGTGCAACCGATAACCTCGGCATCGCCACGGCGCTTATTGAGCAAATCAATGCAGCGGGCCGCAAGGCGCGTTGGGGCGCAAGCCCGCTAACGCCAGCGCTGGTGACGCAAGTTGCCGGGGCGCGCATCTAATGCAGCCTCTGGCGTTTGGCGCGTTCCTGCCTGATCAATTGCCGGTTGGCGCTGACAGGCTGGTGACCGCAAAGAACGTCTTGCCCGCGCCAAATGGCTATCGCGCTGTCCCTGCCTTCACTGCCGTGTCTAATGCCCTGCCAGCGGCGTTTCTAGGGGGCTACAGTGCTATCTCGACCAACGGGACGGCGTATCTACTGGCGGGGACTGCAACGACGCTCTC